TGGTGGTTTTACAGTTCATCCAGTTCGTTTTGCCGCTTTCTTAGCTGACTTGAGGGCTTGGTTGCTTTTGTTTGTTGATAAGAAAGCTTCCGTTGACATCGTTCCGTTTATAAAGGATGAGCCTCACAAGATTCACAAGATCAAAGCGAAGATGCATCGCATTATTGCGAACGTCGACATCTTTTTAGCTGTTGTTTCTATGGTTAGCTTTGCTAGCTTACAGCAGTTTGATGTTGAACACTGGCGGGACTTGCCATGGGTTATTGGTGCTGATTTGGACCATGCCCAATTTGGAGAGCATGCTGTAACGAGGGTGGGGACTGACCCGCAATCGACGGATAATTCTGGATATGATTGGACCCAAAATGAAGCTGATGTGAAATTTTTCCGGCTTTATGTTCGAGAGATCTATGGAGCTGACTCACTACAAGAGTTTGTCGTCACTGCAATTTTTGCTGCTGACCCTGATATTCCTGTGTTGTTTTGGTTACCTGGTGGCCAGGTTTTGAGACAATTGTTTATTGGTTATCTTAAATCTGGTTGGTTCATGACTGCCCATTTTAATTCTGTTCTCATGACCGCTTATGAGATGGCCTGGTTGAAACATGTTTCACCGGCTTCGATTATCGTTGTTCCGAAAGACATGATGGTCTGGGGCGATGACAACACGAAGAAATGTATTGATGATCCTGAAGGGAGAGTCAAGTTTTGGACTGAAGCTGGGAAAGTTCTGAAGGTCGAGGGAGACTTGAATGCAAAAGAGTTTTGTTCAAGAAAGCTCATCAAGCTTACCAATTTCGATACCTATATTTTCCAAAATATCAACTTTGATAAATCTGCTGTTCAATTGTTGACGGGCAGTAGGGCGAATTCTGTGGCTGCATACACTAGTATGTGCTACAATTTTTGTCTTGCTGATGCCGACACGTTGCGGAAGTTGATTGCGGTTGGTAATTTGATATCGTTCGACCCTGCTGCGAGAGTTGAGATGTGCAGAAAATTTATCAAGAAGCGCATCCAAGAGGATCCCGAACCGACTCTTCCCCTGGAGTCGGTCGGTGAATAGACTTTTAGTCTTCCAGTTGTTGTTTGGTTAGAGCCTGCCAGGTTCTTTGAATTTGGACGGTGATGCGGTCACTGGCAGGATAGGACCCTCAACAACTCGTGTCTTAAACTACATGCATAAGTTTTGCGGCTTTGCGTGTTTGTAGTTTTAAATCGTTAAAAACCGCTTATTTGCTCA